AATGAAAGTTGGTATGCTACAAAATTTAAAGCATCAGAGACAAAGGTCGTCAAAGAAGAAGAATTAGCGGAAGCAAAAAAATTGATGCCTCCTGAAATATACGAGGCAGAATACGAGTGTAGTTTCGAAAGCTCCGCAATCGGAGCTATATACTCACAAGGTCTTAATAAGGCAGACGAAGATGATAGAGTAACATCTGTACCTTATGATCCTACGTTAAAGGTATCTACCTTTTGGGATTTAGGAATGGCTGATAAAACTGCTATATGGTTTGTTCAACAAAAAGGAACTGCCATACACCTTATTGATTATTTTGACGATAGTGGCGAGTCATTAGAATACTATGCTTCTATCCTACAAGATCGAGGATATGTGTACGACACACACTACCTTCCTCATGACGCCAATGTACGAGAAATCGGAACAGGTAAATCACGAGTAGAAATCGCACAGAGTTTAGGTCTATCGACCAGTATTGTACCCAAGATGAGTATAGACGATGGAATTAACGCAGTCAGAATGACCTTATCACGATGTTATTTTGACTTTGAAAAGACAAAAGAAGGATTAGATGCCCTCAGACAATATCGTTGGGCAGTCAATGATAGAGGAGAAAGCAAGAATAGACCACAGCACGATTGGACATCGCATAGTGCTGACGCATTTCGATACCTTTGCACAGGATTACAAGAAACAAAAGACTGGTCAACAGAAATTAAGTACCCAAAATTAGGAATAGTATAAATGAAATTAACAAAAGACAGACTTAAATCTTTAATAGGGCAAGAAATCACAAATTCTCTTGGTTTTTATGGTGGAGAAATTTCTCTCCAACGAAAAAATGCCTTAAAATTTTACTTAGGAGAGCCTCTAGGTAATGAAGTAGAAGGTCAAAGCCAAGTTAGGTCACAAGATGTATTAGAAGTAGTAGAAAGCATACTACCTTCTATGATGAGAGTGTTCACACAAGGTGAAAGCATTGTTAGATTTGAACCTCAAGGACCTGAAGATGTAGAATACGCAGATCAAGCGAGTGATTACATCAATCATGTATTTATGAAAGATAATAATGGCTACTCAATCCTTCATACAATGTTTAAAGATGCTTTAATTAGCAAAAATGGTTTTGTAAAATACTATTGGAAAAAATCTAAAGAGCAAAAACAAGAATCTTATGAAAATTTAACAGGTGCAGAATATCAATCTTTGATTGCTGATCCTGAAGTCGAAGTTATAGAGGTAGAAGATACTGCTACTGAACTTGATTACGATAACATGGATCAAATGGAAGAAACTTTTAATGTCAAAGTTAAAAGGGTTAAAGATTATGGTAAAATCTGCGTGGAGAATGTTCCACCAGAGTCTATGCTCATTAGTAAATCTGCAACAAGTATAGAAGATTCTAATTTTATTGGTCAAAGAGTTTTTAAAACAAGATCAGAACTTATTGATATGGGTTTTGATAAAAAATTAGTAAATGAATTAGGTCCTGCTGATGAAGATATCTACAATACAGAAGCAGTTACTAGAAGGTCTTATGATGACGAGACTGTACCACAAGATTTTCAAAACATTGATCCATTATTAACAGTTGTAGCAGTTACAGACTGTTATATGAAGTGTGATTTTGACAATGATGGTATTGCAGAACTTAGACACATAGTTGTAGGAGGCTCTAGTCAAAATGTTTACCATATATTAGAGAACGAACCGATTGAAGAAATCCCTTTTGCTATGGTTACAGCAATTCCAATGCCACACAGGTTTTTTGGTTTATCTATTTACGATCTAATTGGTGATGTGCAAGAAATTAAAACAACACTACTTAGACAAACACTTAATAATGCTTATTTACAAAACAACGCAAGAACAGTTGTAGTAGATGGTCAAGCAAACATTGATGACATCTTAAATTCAAGAGCAGGAGGTATTGTAAGAGTAAAATCTGCTGGTGCAGTGACTCCTCTCCAAGCTCCAAACTTTATGCAAGAAGGTCTTGCTATGATTAGTAAGGTAGATGAAATTAGAGAATCAAGATCAGGCGTATCTAAAGTACAAATGGGATTAGACTCAGATACAATTAATAAATCTCATACAACTGCTACAAGTTCAAATATTATGATGAACGCTTCTACTCAAAGAATAGAATTATATGCTCGTAACTTTAGTGAAGGTATTAAAAGAATGTTTCAAGGTATCTTAACTCAAGTATGTAAGTATCAAGATCAAGAACGTATTATCCAACTAAGAGGAAAGTTTATTCCTATGAACCCTAGAGAATGGGTACACAGATATAATGCTACAGTACAAGTTGGCATTGGTGCAGGTTCACAAGATCAAAAATTAGAAGTGTTAGGTCGTGTTTTGGCAGTACAAGAAAAACTAATCGGTACAGGTGGTATGGGTATTGTCGATCCACAAAAGATTTATAACACCTTAGAGAAGTATTTAGAAAATGCAGGGTATAAAGATGCAAGTCAGTTTTTTAACAATCCTGCTAATATTCCTCCTACTCAACCTAAACCTAAAAAGCCTGATCCTACACTACAACTTGCTCAAGCAGAGTTGCAAAGACAACAGCAAAAAGATCAAGCTGAGTTACAACTAAAAGCAAGAAAACAACAATCAGACGAAATTTATAAAACAGAAAAAATGAATTTAGATCAACAAAAATTAGCTACTGAAATTCTTAAACAAGAAGAAGGTAAGCAATTAGATAAAGAAAAATTAGCAACACAAATTTTAAAGGAAGGTATTAACTAATGGCATTTACACCATTTTTTCAAGGTACTGATGCACAAAATGTCATCAACAATTATTTAGGCACAGGCACTACAGCAACAACTCCTATGCAACCACAAGATATGAATGAGTTTGGTGTCTTTAGAAATCCTTATTCTCCTGAAGGTTTTTATGCTAATGAAACAGATGTAAACCCTAAACCACCTTTTACTCCTCCTACATCAGATGAAGAAGGTAATCCACAATGTGATAACGCTAATGGTTATTATTATGATGTAGCATCTCAATCTTGTAAATTAATTGAATCACAATCATCAAATGATGACAATAATGATGGCTTAGTCGATAATAGAACCGAAGATGAAAAAACTTATGATCGAATGGCAAGTGATGTTACTGATACTTATGGTTCAAGTAACGAAATACAAAAATATTTTAATAAAGATATGTCTAATGCTTCAGTTAGTGGTGATAAATATTATACTTTTGATCCAAGATTTAAAGCAGATACTCCTTTTATGGGATTAAATTTATTTGCACAAGGTGTAGACGCTTTTACAGGTGGTCAAAATAGAAGAACAAATAGATTTAATACAGCAGTACAAACTATGTTAAATCAAACTGCTAATGACAAAATTTATGGTCAAGGTAATAATCCTTTTGCTTTTGGTACTATGGTTGGTGATAATACTTTAAGAATGTACTCGCCACAAAATTATTTAGATAAAGTGGGAAATCTTGCAGTAACAGGTAATCAAGGAAGCACAGTTAATGACTTGTTAAATAGTATGCAAGAAGCTGAAAATAGAAGAAATCAAGTTTATGATCCACTTTCAGGTACAATGAGAACTTCAAATGCAAGTAGTGGTGGTGCAAAGATAACTACTGATAATTCAGGACAAACAATAACTGGTAGTCCATTAAGAAACGCAGATGGTACAAGAAATAATACTGCATATCAATCTGCTGTGGCTAAAAACATAGCAAGAAATGTAGCAAATCAAGGAGTAAGTGGTTTTAACCAAAAGCTAGGTGGTTTTAATCGTGGCAGATAACGAACAAAAAAGAAGCCTTGAAGCAAAACAAATATTAGAACACCCCTTATTTATAGAAGCAGTACAAAAAATTCGATCCGACCTAAATCAAGAATGGTTAAATAGTGATCTACAAAATTCAGAACAGAGAGAAAACATTTTCGTTATGAGGAGAATGTTGGAACTTGTTGTGATGCAACTACAGTCTGTTATGGAAACAGGCAAAATCATAAAAAAATAGGAGTAATAAATGGCAGAACAACCAGCAATGGAATCTGCAACAGAAACTCAAAATGAATCTGTTGTACCAAAGCCTACGTCTCGAAATGTAAACGAGACAGCAGAACACTTGAACAACTTACTTAATACAGAAGCCTCTAAGACTCAAGAAACTGCAAGTGAAGAATCAACAAAAGAAGTAAGCGACTTGGAAACAAATATCGAAGATACTTTTGAAGATGATGAACTAATAGATCAAGTTGAAGTAGAAGAAACATCTGATAATAATCAGGAACTTTATAAAATAACTGTCAATGGACAGGAAGTGGAAGTCACCCTCGATGAACTTAGAAAAGGTTATTCTCGTCAACAAGATTACACTCAGAAAACCGAAAAATTATCGCAAGATAGAAAAAATGTAGATCAATTAAAAAATGATTTTACGAGGCAATCTGAGGAGGCAAAAATCAAACGAGATCAATATGAACAACAACTTCAATTATTGAATCAACAACTTCAAGGAAATGAACCTAATGTAGATATGGATCAACTTTATAGAGATGATCCTGCTGAGTATGTTCGGTATAAAGCTGAACAAGACAAAAGAAAAGAACTACTACAGGCTTCAATACAAGAACAACAAAGAATACAATCTGAAAAGAAAGCAGAAAATGATAAAAATTATCAATCTTATCTTGCTGAACAGAGAAATCTTCTTTCTAAAAAACTACCAATCTATGCAGATAAACATAAAGGTCCTGAGTTTGTTAAGAACTTAACTAATTTTGCTAAAGAAATTGGATATACAGATCAAGAAATCAATATGTTAGTCGATCACAGAGCAGTTATAATGTTAGCTAATGCTTATCGCTACGATAAGTTAAAAAAAGCTAATCTTAAAAATAAAAAAGTAACAAAAGTCTCTAAGGTAATTAGTTCTTCTAGCCCTAAAGTTCAAGACGATAATGAAGTTGCAAAACGATTGAAATCTAAAAAAGCAAATCTTAGAAAGACAGGAAAAGTAAATGATGCTGTTTCTGTTTTACAAGAATTGTATTCTCAATAACAACAACATAGAAAGGAATAAGTAATGGCACAACCAACCAATACTTTTGATACCTATGATGGTGCAAACTCTATAAGAGAAGATTTAGCTGATGTAATTTATAATATTTCACCGACTGAAACTCCCTTTATGAGTAACGCATCAAAAGGTACAGCAACAAACACACTTTACGAATGGCAGACAGACTCACTAGCTGACGCTGGTGCAAATGCACAAATCGAAGGTGACGATTACACAGGCGATGCAAGAACTGCAACTGTAAGACTTAACAACCAAACACAAATCTCTGCAAAATCAGTAACGATTTCAGGTACAGACGATGCAGTCGATAACGCTGGTATGTCTACACAGATGGCTTATCAACTTGCAAAGATGGGTAAAGAAATCAAGCGAGACATGGAAAGAGCATTAGTAGGAATCGAAAATGCAAAAGTCGCTGGTAACGCAACAACTGCAAGAGAAACTGCTTCTGTTGGAACATGGTATGGTGGTAACAAACCAGGTACATCATCTTCTGCTGGTAACTTCTCAACTAATGGTTCACCATCAGCAAGTCCTGCTGGTACAGGTGCAACAGCAATCGCTGGTGGTACTAACAGAACTTACACAGAGGCACTATTAAAAGCTGGTCTTTTAAAAGCCTTTGAATTAGGTGGAGAGCCTGAGACAGTAATGATGTCACCATCACACAAGCAACTAGCTTCAGCCTTTACTGGAGTTGCAACGAAATACAAAGATGCGAGTGACAGAGTATCAATCGGTACTACTGACATTTATGTATCTGATTTCGGTGAGGTAGCTTTCGTACCAAACAGACATCAAAATGCAAACAGAGTAGATATCCTACAAATGGATATGTGGTCAGTGGACTTCCTAAGACCATTCCAAACTACTGATCTTGCAAAGACTGGTGACTCTGACAAGAAGTTACTCTTAGCTGAGTATGCTTTATGTGCAAAAGCACCTAACGCAAACTATGGTATCTTTAACCTAACTGCATAATTATTTATCTGGGGGGTGTTTCATGCACCCCCTTTACTTATAGAGAGGAACAAATGGCAATATTCACAAACAAAAAACATACATCAAAGTTGTTTAAGATTGTAGAAAACGCAAAGAAATCAGACCAAATGATTTCTAAGGGTGATGGTAAGAAACAATCTAAACAAACATCAATGGGTGATCGTAAATACGATCCAATGTTAAGCATTTCAGGTAATCAAGGTTTATCTATGAAAGATACTGTAGATGCGATGATAGCTAAAGCAATAAAGTAATGGCAAAAATATTCTCACTAAACGATTCTAACGATCAGTCATCAGTAAAAACAAATCTTATTGTTGATGAAGCTGAGAATAAAATACATATTGAAAACTATCAAGATCCAGCAACGATAAAAGAAATATTAGATGCTAATAAAGTAGCACAAAACGAAGGTGCATATAAAGCAAAAGCATTTGAGAATGAAAAAGGTTATCGTGTAGCTAGACTACCTAACATTGTAGTTCATCAATTAGCGAAACAAGGCATCTTAAATTATAATGGAAAAGTTTTAGATAAAACTAGATTTTTTCGTTGGTTAAATGACTCTGATAACAAACATTTTAGAATATATACAGGTAACTTATAATGGCATTAGACACATACTCCAATCTGAAAACTACTATTGCAAACTACCTTAATAGAAGTGATCTCACTGCATACTTAGGTGACTTCATTACTTTAACTGAGGCTAGACTCAATAGAGAGTTACGAGTAAGAGAAATGGTAAACACTGATACATCAATTACGACAGTTGCTGGTACACAAAGTTACGCACTACCTACAGGTTATGTAGAAGCGACAACAGTTATTTATCAGAGCAATCCTTATTGCACATTAAGATTTATAAACAACAGTGATTTTTACAACAAATATAATATCAGTCAGTCTCGAGGCAAACCTACATATTTTACTATTCTCGGTACAAATATTCTTTTAGGTGTAGCACCTGACTCAGCAACAACCTTACAAATTAATTATTATAAAAGTTTATCTGCATTATCAGACAGTAATACAACAAATACAATATTAACAAATTATCCTGAATTATATTTATATGGTTCACTAGCAGAGTCTGCACCATTTATTATGCAAGACGAAAGGATAAATACTTGGGCGTCTCTGTATAAAGAAGCATTAAAAAATGCTAATGAAACTTCTTCAAGAGGATCAACTACATCTTCTCCTTTACAGATGTCCACACCACAGGTGGTGTAGATGATTGAGTTTGGCGATTTACAAGCTGACTTACCTACTTACGAGAACTCAGGTGCTTTAGTAGTTGATAATGTCTTACCTCTAGCTAAAGGTTATAAAAGCCTAGCTGGTTTTCAGGCACTAAGTAGTACAGGATTAACAGGTAGTGCATTAGGTTTATTTACAAGTTTTAGTGCTAGTGGTTCTACAAACTATGCTGGTGATGCTACAAAATTATATCAGATGGACTCCTCTCTAGTTTTTCAAGATAAAAGTAAAGCTGGTGGCTACAATAACTCTACGACAGAGAACGCTAGAGACTTTTGGGCATTTACACAATTTGGCTCAAACATTATTGCTACTAATTTTGCAGATAATATTCAAAAGTTTACAGAAGGTACAAGTAGTGC